AAAAGTATATTATTAATCATTATTATTATAATATAAAAATAAATTAGCAATTAATAATATAATGGCTGGTGGATTAATGCAACTCGTTGCTTATGGATCACAAGACTTATATTTAACAGGAAATCCTCAAATAACATTCTTTAAATCAATATATCGGCGATATACGAACTTTTCGATGGAATATATCCCACAATACTTCCGTGTTCTTCCAACATTTTCGACCACGCAAGTGAATACGCTGACCGTCAAAATTGACAGAAACGCTGATTTAATCCATGACTGTTATGTCGTCGTTGATTTACCAAGTATTTATTCAACCGAGGATGAAAAATTCCAGTGGATTGAAAATGTGGGCCAGAATATTATTCAATCTGCTGAGATTACAGTCAATGGGGTCCAACTCGATATACAATATAGCCAATGGATGAATGTTTGGGCCCAACTGACCATTGACCGAAGCAAAAGGCGCTCATACGATGAAATAACGGGGAATATTTGGCAAATGCAGTTCCCCGAAAAATATTATGGTGATTATTCCACGACGACGAAACCCACAATTGCGGGAAGGCGCCTCTATGTTCCGTTATTCTTCTGGTTTTGTACCAATCCTGGGCTTAGCATCCCTTTAATAGCCCTCCAATACACGGATATATACATCAATATCCAATTCGCGCCACTGAATACCCTTTTTACTATGTGGTATGGCCTCTCTCCGGAAACACTGTATGATTTTGGTAAATTCGGGAATACACCGACTGCTGGAATACCCAACTTCGACAGCGAATTATTACAGGCCATCCAAGAAGCGCAAACCCCTCCTCTTGTGAATACGACGGCCGCCGATTTAGTCAATTCACTGGAAGCCCAAGGATACGGACCCACGAACTATTTCTGGAAATTCGTCAATGGGACACAAGCGCCGAATGGAGTTTGGACCCAGAATTCCTACTTATTTGTGAATTATATATATTTAGATGAAGATGAGAGGAGGCGTTTTGCGCAAACGTCGCACGAGTATCTAATGACCCAAGTCCAGACATATGAATTTGGCGGAATTGATGGGAATCAGACTATTGAATTGAAGATGAGTCAGCCTGTTAAGGAGCTCATTTTTACTACGCAGAGGACGGATGTGAATATTGTGAATCAGTGGAATAATTACACGAATTGCTTATATTATCATTCACTGTATGACGTGAGCTTCGTGAAAAATGCGAATTATTTCCGGATGGAGAGGATGCTCATTGATAACGAGATTGACTCTTGCTTACCGGACGCGCAACAACAATTCAACAACAATCAACAGTATAATATTGATAACCAGAATATATTATATGCGGCGAAACTGATATTGAACTCGAATGACCGCTTTGACTTGCGGGATTCCATATTTTTTAACTCGATGGAGCCATACAAATATCACACGAACAGCCCAGATGAGGGAATATATGTTTATAATTTCGGACTGAATCCGGAGGATTTTCAACCGAGCGGGACGTGTAATTTCAGCCGGATTAATCGGGCGCAACTCCAAATGAATATGCGTCAGGTTGTGAATACAGACATTGAATATAATGTAGTCGTATATGCGCGGAATATAAACGTGTTTCGAATTATGGCCGGTATTGGGAATGTCGTTTTTGCGAATTAAAAGTATTTTATAATTTATTTGGGATGAATAAAAATTTTGTTTTTATTCTTCAACAAGAACATCAAACTGCGTCCATGAATCCATTCTATAAATCTGATGTCCTTCTGGAATTAAATATACATATGAACCAGCAGGCAAATCAATTTTTTTGGTTCCGGATAAAAAAGGTCGTCCTCCGCCACTCCAACGCGTTGATAGTTTCATCGCTTTGGTTGTTTTGTAAACTTGACAGCCATGATATACTCCTGTATTATCAACACGTATGTGATATTCGTCTGTTTTTTCAATTGAATCAAAAGGAGCATTAAAAGACCTAAATCCTCCAAATCCAGATTCTTCATTACTAGATAAAAATGGTGAAAATAATTGTTTTGGCATTTTCTGATACTTACCAAAATAAATTATCTGTAATTACTATCAATTTTTAAGGAACTTGTAAAAATTGATAGTAATTTATAACAAATATTCAATAATTTATACTCAAAATCATGGCTTCGGTAGGAGAAAAAAGAGGAAGAGGATTTAAAGAAGTCTATAATTTAGAACAAGAACCAAAAAGAGTTCGCGGAGAGTTAGTCAGATGTAGATTCATGGGTATATACCACGATGTAGAAATCTTCAAAAAAACAACCGAAAACTGTAAGACTAGTTGTTTGTCTGAAATATTTCGGATTGAATTAGATGGAGGATATTACATCGCTACCTTGCGAAAGGACATCTGTATTGAGGTTTCAGAAAATGGAACAATTTTTAAATTTGTTCAATCAGAAACGACAAATCCACCAGTTGTTCTTGGTTCGGGCTCATTTGGAATTGTTTTCAAAATAATGGGAACTGATGGAAAATGGTATGTTGTTAAGTCATTGGATGATAGTCGTTCAGCTTGTGATGAGTGGATTTCTCTTGAAAAATTGTCTGGAAAACATTCGTGTATTCAACGTGCATGTGGATGTTAAATTAACAGAGATGGTGATTTGAAACACATTATTGTGTCTGAGCATCAAGGTGATTTGACATTGTCCGAATTTCTTAGAAAAAATAAAGGAAAATGTCATCTTGAATTATTGATTACATTGTTCTTAAATTTATTAGATGGAATCTATGAAATACACAGACAAGGACGTATCCACGGAGACATTAAAACTGCGAATATAATTTGTATGAAGAAGTTGGATGGAACATACCAACTTGTTCTAATTGACTTTGGATATTCCAAAAAAATTGGGAAACTCATTGATAACCCAAATTCAATTTACACATGGTGGTTTCGATGTTGGCGTATGTTTTTGAATGAATACCTAAGAAAATTTCCATTTGTTAAACCAGTTAGGATTTCTCCTATTATGGACTTGTGGGCTTTTTTTGTGTCGATGCTTCATTCATTTTCAGATCGGTCAATTGATTTTCTTGGATTTCGATCTAAAACCCAAGAACAAGCTCGTCAAGTTATGAGTGAAAACTCTTGTGCTTTGTGGTTGATGGAAAAGATGAATAAATTGGTTTTTCAAATCACGGATATTTCTTTTATTAAGCAAATCTACTTTGTTTTGCTGAATAAACAAGGTCCAGAACAATTTTTGAAAATATTCAATTCATTTGGATTTACTCTTGATGAGCCAGAAAAAATGTATGCGGAATATGTTGAAGAGTTTCACAAGCTGAGAAATGAAAGTCCAATTTTTGGTCATGTAAAGAGCATTTTCAATCAAACGCGCATGTGTTGTGATAAGAAAGACGCTGATATTTCTACGATTTTAAGCGCAATGACGGAGTTGTTTGTTGAAATTCTACGAGATGGGGCCGATTTATCTCTCCTTGACGCTCTTGGAATGGAACATATTGAATCTTGGTTGGTAAAATTGAAAGAAATTCTTAAAATGATTGATGAAATAGGTGGAATCTATTTTTGAAGTTTTTATAAAAATTGATGGTTATTTTGAGCAAATATTCGCAAATTGTTTAAATTACGAGTATACTCAATGAATTCATTCTACTTATTAACAACAAAACGACCATACAATGATGATGGCAATTCTTCAGAAGGACACAGTGTAGGTTCAGAAAATCAAGGAACATCAAAGCGACCATGCTGTGGTGATTCTACCCAACTACTAAATGTAGATTCAGAAAAAGATTCGACCCAGAATTTTTTTGATCAAAAAAAATTCCAAACAATTTTAGGACCAATTCTTGGAAATATAAATTTTTTGAAACTTCTTCAAGAACATTTTTTTCCAAATATGTCCATAGAAGAGTGTGCTGAGCATTTGGTAAACACGAGAGGCATAAAAGAAATCAGTTTGAACATTCGTGCTTTTTACATAAAAAAAAAGAAGAACGAAGAGTCTGATACTGAAGACTCGTCGTCTGATGTGGAAGAAGAACCATCGTTTGATGTGGATATGTTTAAGAAGCTTATGACGACTTACATCATCTTTTATCTACAAAGAGATTCGAGAAAGGAGATAGATGTTTTTTTTGATGCAGATCTGATAAAGCCAATTATCATTGGTTATTCAATTGTAAATGAAAAGTATATCTTTCATTCAAACCTGTTTAAATACGAATTAGTGGAAGGTGATGACTTCGTATATTTTACTATGACCACGGTACGTAATGACCTTCGAATTCATATTGGGAACGAAGCCGTCTCTTTTGAGCAATCGAGCGACTCCTCAAACCCAGCTGTCATTCTTGGGAAAGGTGCATATGGTATTGTCTTGAAGGTGTTTGGGACAGATGGAAAATGGTACGTCGTCAAAATATTATTTGACGAAAAAAGCGCACGGCATGAATGGGATGCTCTATCGAGAGTCAAAGGAAAGAATGAGTGTTTCCAAGATGTGGTTCTCATTGAAACAAATTGTGGTGGGGATTTTCCAAACATCATTGTCTCTAACTTACAAGGGGATGTGGTTGTGTCCAATCTTAGTGCGATCCATGATATCGATTTTCAGCAACTATTATCGATGCTATTTAAATTAAAGGAAGCACTTCGAGTCCTCCATCGCGAGGTTGGCATTTGCCATGGGGATATCAAGCCTCAAAACTTGATACTTTCCAAAGACTCTCATGGAAATCCTATTTTCGTCATGATTGACTTTGGGATCGCAAATCGAATTGGCGCGATTATTTCAAAACCGCAAGAATGCTATACGTTGCGGTATCGTTGCCCACAGCTCCTCCTTGATGGCTTCCTTCGAGTGTATAACTCAGAAAAATGGTCATTTGTTGAGCCGATTAAGGCGTCTTCGGCTATGGACTTGTGGGCACTTATCATAACATTTCTTCAAATTATTTGTGAGAAATCTGTTGATTTTCTTGGCTTTTATTCTATCACGGAACATGAGGCGCGTAGCATTTTGTTTAATGCGTCTCCTGTTTGCATGATAATGGATGAATTAAAGCATTATCTTGGGACAAACCAGAAAATAACAATAAAATTTGTTCACGAAGTTTACAATGTTTTGTTAAACAAAGAAGGTCCCGAGAAGTTTGTCGAACTCTTTCGGTCTGTCTATATTGATTTTAATGAACATGCGTATGAAGAGTATCTCATGAAGTTCAATGCCAAACGCTTTGGTAATCCAATGATTCGCCGTATAAGGAACATATTTGCGAATCTGTATGTGAAAGAAGAGTCAAAGATAGACCCTTCTGGTCCTCTCAATGAGATTTCGGAATTATTCATCGAAATTCTTTGCCATGGGGGAGATTTGTCGCTTCTCGGCTGTCTCACAATGAAACACATTGAAGATTGGTGGAGTCGCTTGAAAAAAAGCCATGATGCACTTTGTTGTGATGATGTTTTACGAGTCTTCTTTTGCTGAATTTATTCAGTATTTATAAAAAATGATAGTAAATCACATTAAATATTTAGTGTATTATTCTGAGAAATGTCTTTTACAAAAAGATTAGAACACCTTACTCGCCATTTTTTACTCGAAACCAATATTCCACTCACACCGGATTTTTCCCTGAATGATTTTGAAAAAATCATAAATATTTTCATATTTTTGAAAACAGTTTATCTTGTGTTTTTTCAAGGAATCGACATGATTCTGTTCTACAAATTTATTCAATACGTATTAGATGAATTGTATGATTACGATTTTCTAGAATACTTAAATTCCGAAAATAACAACACACAAATTCCAGACTGTTTGAAATTTGAATCAACGCAATTTCATTTCCATCTCGTTATTCAACAAAAACAAGATGGGAAACTTAGCATCAGACCAGATTTTTCATTGAAATCAAACACAATTCATCAAGGAAAAGAACGTCGATATCGTGTTATTCGCTTGATAAACAAAGGTTCTTATGGAAAAGTATATCTTTGCGTAGATGAACACGGAAATCAATTTGCTATGAAGTTGTTTCAATCCAAAGAAGAAATGGATTGTGAGCTAAAAGCATTGGACCATTTGAAAACTCATGATGGTGTAATCCAATCACTTGATAGCTTTAATTTCAACATTCTTGGAATTGAATTTGGAGCGTTTGTCATGCCTTTTATGGAATACACGTTGAAGTCATTCGTTGAAAAATACAATTTACCGGACGATTTCATGCTTCGTGTATTTTATGATTTGCTTTGCGCACTACGAAAAATACATTGGATGAGATGTTTTCATCTGGACATCAAACCAGAGAATATTTTGATTTCAGATAAAAATAATAAAATGAGACTCGCGGATTTTGGAATTGCTGAAATTTTACCGGAAGGAACCCATTACGCAACGACACTAGAAGCAAAAATTACATCGTGGTTCCGTTGTCCAGTAAATGCTCTTGCGGAAGCAAACGGAACGCCGTTTCATATTTCGTGGATTGCTGACTTCTTTGCGCTTTGTGTGTCTATGATATATATGAGTTCATATTATTCAAATTCCAAAATTTTTAATTTTTTGTATAGTTCGAAATTTGATATTTTCACCGAACAGCAATACTTTAAGCGAAGGCCTTCAAATGATGATTCACCAAAGGAGATTGATGTTGATGAATCAACACGTCAAATAAATGAGGCTTGTCGGGCTGCGGTTAAGAATCTATTTTTTCGAGACCTTTTGATGGAATGTATGAACCCAGAGTCTGTTTTGAGCTGGTATTCCGAGCTTCAAACGAGCCCGAAAGACAATTCCAAAATTCCGGAAGTCATTGCGAAAATTGAGACATATTTTCACATGAAATCTGTAGTTTCTGAGTTGAACGCGCGTTTCAAGAAGTCGGAAAGCGACGCAGATACGCCACCGCGCCCACATGTTCAGTCTCCTTGAATTCCTTGAAAAAAGGAATTTTATAAAAAATGATACTAAAAAAGATATATATTTTAGTAAATAAAATGACAATTATTCTTGATTCGTCAATTTTTGAAAAATTAAATCGAAAAACATTTTCAGAAATGTTTGTAAGAGGAAAAACCGTCATCGTAAATGGACGTGAATGTGTTATTACGGACAAAAGAGCAATGACAGCCTATTTCAAAATTAGTTTGCGCAATGGGGATATAATCTTCGAAATCCATTTCAAGTTCAATTCGGATGACATTGGTTCTCTTGCTTCAATGAACATGATGTTTCTCGATAACACCAGAATTTCCGATGACATGACAATCATCCGCCATTTGGGAGCTGGCGCTTTTGGAAATGTTTTTCTTGTTTCTGTCGCAGGCAAAGAATACGCACTGAAAGTCGGTCTTGATATAACGCGTGGGTCTGAACCAATTTCCACAATTCAAAATGAGGTTAATATGTTTGCTTTTCTGAGACAAAATTCAGCGCATCCAAATTTGATTCAATCATTCCCAATTGATTTTCCACTTGGACCAGCCGTCCTTTTGGAACTCGGAGAGGAAACACTTGATAACAAAATAAAATCAGAGTCTTTGACTTTACAAAAAACTACTGAAATAATGCTCAAAATTTTGAGCGCAGTCGCATTTCTTCATTCATTCCGTATATCTCATCACGACCTCAAACCAGACAACATTATTTTTGTCGGCGGAGTTCCAAAATTATCAGATTTTGGTCTTTCATATCGTTGGGAAACGGATGACTCATTCCGTCGCCATAATAGTGGAACACAAGGATATAAACACGCAAATCCAACTACAAATCAGGCACAAGATGTGTTTTCGTGTTGTTTCATTTTCATAGAGATGTTGATTAGGAAGAAGATACGCTATCGACAGTTCAATCTAATCATGGAAATATTCTTTTTGAAAATTGTGGATGAATTGAAGGAGAAACACGTATCAGAAGAAAACATTAAAACTATTGTTTTTGAAATATATCAGAATAGAACGACGATTGAATTAAATCATCTCATCAAAATCATCGAATCAATACAATAAAACTGCTGCGTTTTTATAAGAAAAATAAATAATTCCCATATATAATGGAAACATCATCCACACAGAAATCAAAAAGGCCCAAAATTGACTATTTGGATATGACATCAATAGAAGACGTATTACCTACTGATACGCAACAAGACATACGAGAACTTAACGCTTCAATAAAGAAATTAACGTCCGTTTTAGAGAGATATGTCGCAATTCTTACTGAAAAAACGGAAACGCATCCTTCATATATATCATAAAAATAATATATTATATATAATAGAAATGGTAGATGCTGGTATGACTGCTTCATATGTAATCGCAATTATTCTCGGTTTATTGGCCGGATATTTCGCCGATAAGATGGTTCCCACTATGAATCCATTCATTAAATTTTTAATTGTTCCATTTTTAGTGATTTACGTCCTTCTTCTATTATTTAGGATTATTTTTCCTGGAATAAATAGATTTGGCCAGAAGTTCAGGGATTATGTAGATGATAATGCTTCCAGTGATATTCACGCAATGTCATATATTGAAATCTTCCCACCAATCTTTGTCATTTTCCTCATCATCGTAGTTTTGTTATATAGTGGTATCTTCAAATAAAAATAATATCTATCATATTATAAATGAATTCAAGAATTCAAAACCCAATCTCACAAGAACCCATCGCAATTGACCGCGGTGTTTATCAAATACAGTCCAATGATGTTCAGGGATATAGCTCAACTTTCGCAACATTTGCGACCCAATATCAACCCATCGACGCAAAACCCAACCAGAGTATGTATTGTTTGCTTGGAAATGACGAGTGTTCTCCCCTATGTTCCGGATATACTAAAAACTCGTGTAATTTAGTGGCTCCTATTCCAGGTGGTCCATGGCAGGTCCAGTCAGCTTCAACAGTCCAGAACCGCCTGACAAATCAGGACTACACTCCCTCGAAATGTCCAATGAAGTGAAAATAAAAATAATATATATTTATTATATGATTGATAAAATAAATATATTTTTAGTAATTATTATCTTCATCGCTTTTTTAGTGTTCATAGTGGTCAGAATTGTCCAAAATAAGAATACAATTAACCAGATGCGAGAGAATTTCCGCAATCAACAGAGATATAATAGCGAATGTTGCGGGAACGCAGACTGGTATTTAGGAGAAAAAAAATACAAACAAATGTGTCCTGACTCAACGCCACCCGCATTTGAAAATACGCGCAGTAGTCATTGCTCATATCTCCAAGAGAATTTTAGATATGATAATTCTACTGATAAACAATATAGAGAAGAATGTAAAGAAAAAGGATATGAATTGGCTTATAATAGGTCTTGTGTCGAAAATGGAAAACTGAGAACCAACGCAAACTGTAAATGCGTTGATGATGAAGAAAATTGTAAGGTCTGTTTTCCACCATATAAATTAGATAATTGATACAAATAATAAATATATTTATCATGTATGATGAACATATTTCAAAAACAATTTCGACTTTTTAACCCATCCGAACCTCCCGCGAATATTTCAGTAGAAGGTATATTTTATTATGATAATATAAAAGCAATTTCTGATTTTTCTGCGAAAGAATATCCAATTAATCAGATAGAATGGGCTTACAATGAAAATAATTTGAGAATTCCTTATGTAAATGGAAAACGACAACAGTTAGTTATAGTCAAAGATGAATATTTTAACTATATATCATCAGCACAATTATTAGAAGATACAGATATTATATGT